TGCCCGACGGCGTTGCAACGGTTGACGCCGCTTCCGGCGATCAAATCACCGTCGAATTCCTCGGCGGCACGACCATCAAAGCAACCTTGCTCGCCGGTCCAGTGACCGTGGGGGATACTCTCTTCTCAAATGCCAACGGGAGCGTTTCCATTACAGGCACGATCACGGTCGGCAAATCTCTCACCACCGCTTCGGACGCATCTACGATCATCGAGATGCTTCCCAAGAACATCTAACCATTAAGAACTAATTACCATGTATTCAAATTCCGCAGCCATTTTCCGTGGCGACATCGCTGGCGTAGTTGAGCAGGCAAAAGACTGGGAGGCCGGTCTGATCGGCACCTCCGTCATGCCGATTCTCGACGTGCCAGTCCGCGCCGGCCAATACCCATCGTTCGTTCTCAAAGAGGGCCAACTCCTCAAGAGCGACATCAAGAACCGCGCTCCATACAGCGATTACGCTCGTGGCACCCGCGCGTTCACTCAAGACACCTACACCGCTCTGGAATACGGCTACGAGGAGGCGGTTGACGATACCGTCACCCTCGACGTTGCCCGCTTCTTCGACGCCGAGGTGATGGCCGCCAAGCTCGCCAAGCGCAAACTCTTGCTCGCGCACGAGCTTCGCGTCGCCGCAAAAATCTTCGACAACGCCGCGTTCACCTCGACCAACTCCGGCACCGCCTACACCGTCGCCAATTTGGCCACGTTCGACGTTGGTCAAGACGTGCAGGAAGCTCTCGACCGGATGCTTGCGCGTGGCGAGTCCACGACCAACACCCGCGTCGTCATCCCATACCCAGTATGGACCCGCGTCCGCGCTTCCACGAAATTCCAAAACCGTTTGCGCGGCACCGGTCTTTCGTCCGACACGATCTTGAACGCCAGCACCCAAGCAGCCGCCGAAGTGTTCGGCGTCGCCGAGGTTCTGATCGGTCGCGCCTCCTACGACAGCGCACCCGAGGGCATCGCCTTCTCCGCCGCAAACGTCTGGGCCAACACCTACATTTGGGTCGGCTCGGTCACGCAGGCAGGAGCCGGCTATTTTGGAGGGGGAGCAGGCTTCACCTTGAGCTGGGCGGAGTACGGACCGGCAATCGGCGTCTCGACCTACCGCGAAGAGAAGATCAAGTCGAACATCGTTCGCGCCTCGCAATACACCGCCGAGAAGATCGTGAACTCGAACGCTGGTCAGCTTATCGCGACCCAGTATGCCTGATCTTAACTAGGTTTGGAAAAACAGCCTCACGCTTCACGGCGTGGGGCTTTTTGTTTTGACCGGTCCGAGCGATCAGCAAGACCTGACGCACACAACACAACGATTATGATACTTTCGCTTTGCGTAATTACCGGAAACGAGGCGGCACAAATCGGCGCGATGCTCGACAGCTTCGACGGCGTGATTGACGAGGTTTCACTCGTTCGCGCCATCGGCTCGCAGGAACCGGACGCGACCGAGCAAATCGTCCGCGACTGGTGCGCGGCGCACTCGGTCGGATTCATCTTCTCGGAATACAAGAACGGCGCGACGGCGCAGGCGTGGAAGCACGTCGATTCGTTTGCCCAAGCACGCAACCAAGCGTTCGCGCAGGCGTGCGGCGACTGGCTTATCTGGGCCGACTGCGACGACGTGATTGCGGACGCCGAAAAGCTAAGGGACCGGCTCGCGGAGCTATCCGACGACGTGCTTATGGTCCGTTGTCCTTACGACGTGCGCGGAACGGGCAAGAAGCTCCACCGCGAACGCATCGTTCGGCGTAGCGCATTTGCAAGCGGGCGCATCTGGCACCACGACGTGCACGAAAACTTGCTCCTGCTTCCGAACGACCGGCATTTTGACTGGGCGACGCCGGTTTGGCATCATCAGCCGATTGCGATCAAGCAGGACAACCGCAAGCGCAACCTCGCGATTCTCGGGCGCAGCGTGGCGGAGTCCGCCACCCAATACTTTTACATTCACCAAGAGCACTACTGCGCCGGCAACAAGGCCGCAGCCGAGCAGTTCGGACGCATCGCGCTGAGCTTCCCAAACCTCGACGATTCGTTCCGCTACGAGGTCGGGCTCAACCTTGCGCGGCTTGTCGCTTCTCGGCGCGAGGCGATGCAGTTCGCGATGTCGGCGCACGGTGTTTTCCCTTGGTGCCGCGAGGCAATCGCGTCGGTCATCCTCTTGGCGTTCGAGCGCAACGACGGCAAGCGGGCGAGCTTTTGGGCGTCGCGGATGCTGAGCCTTCCCGAGCCTACCGAGAAAGACCGACCGTGGACCCATGAGGTCAAATGGTATGGCTGGGCCGGGCACGACCTCGCGGCGCGGGCCTACCGCCTCGCCGGCCAACTGGACGACGCGGCGGCGTTGCAGCTCGTGTTTCACAAGCACACGGCACCGCGGATCCGGCTGACGCAAAAGACACTCGGCAACTCGACCAAATCGGTCGCCTTCCGCGACGCTTGGCTTTCGACAGCGGCGCAGCCGGAGCGCATCGAACACCGCTTCCTCGTGCGTGCCGACGACGCCGAGACGATGGGAATGGCGAAGCAGTTCCTGCACGACGTGGGCGAGCCGAGAGACGCAGCCGAGCCGGGCACGATTTGCGTCGTGGCCGAGGACGGAATGGTGCCGCCTCACAACTGGGATGAGCGCGTGCTTGCAAGCGGCTGCACGCTGATCGACTCGGAGAACATCGAACAAATTCTGGGAGCGAAAAAAGCATGATTCCCGAGCCGGCAATCGTCGTCTGCACGACCAACGCGCGATGTCTCGACGTGCTCAAGGCGTCGGTCAAAGCCTACGTGCCGCGCAACATTCGCACCTACTATTTCCACGGCGTCGGGGCGACGTTCGGCGAGGCTTACAACCACGCGGCGGGGATTGCGTTCAAGGAGCATGACGAGCTGGTTATCTGCAACGACGACATCGTTTTCACGCCGACGACATGGCGCGACCTTTTCGCGGATGTGAAGCTGATCAAAGAACATTGCGAGAACGTCGGCTACGTCGCAGCGCGGTCGGACTACGCACGAGGGGCGCAGAACATCCGCTGCGGCACCGGGCGCTTGGACTTCCTGCGGTTCGAGTCAGAGCGCAGCATCATCGAGACGCCGGTCATCGCTCCGATCTGCGCGTGGATTCACCGCGACGCATGGGTGGACTTCCCGCCGATCAACTGGTTCAGCGATGACGTGCAATGCGCCGACATGAAGCGCCGGCACTTCATCTCACGCGCCTACGTGCATCACGTCGGCTCTCAGACGTGCGGTTACGACGCTGCCAAGTGCAAGGCCGACGCCGAGCCGTGGCTGCGGGAGAACCGGCCGGCGCTGCACGCGCAGCACTTCGGCACGGTTTGACGATTCGCGCAATTGTATGGCCGCCGTCCGAGACTTCGACCCGACGCAGATCAACTCCGACTTCTCCGCGATATTGGAGCAGGCCGGCATTTCGTTTACGTATCAGGGCGCGGCGGTCACCGGCATCTGGTCAGCGGCGAGCAATGCGTTTGCCGACTTCGAGGACCAACGCCGCGACGACAGCAAGTTCACGATCTTCCTTTTGACGACAAGCGTCAGCGCCGTTCCGCAGGTCACGCAGACGCTTTCGCGGGCCGGCATCACCTACTACGTTGAGCGCGTGACGTTGGACGCCGAGGGCGCAGGATGTGAGCTGAGCGTTGCTAAGGTTATATGATTTCGATCTTCTCAGACACCAAGAAGCTCGAATATGCGCTGGCGAGACTCGCCGACGCTGCGAAAGTCGATCTTGGTCTGGTCATTAAGCAGGAAGGCGCTTACGTCGCCCGAACGATTATGCAGATCACGCCTCCGACCGGCGACAAGATCGCAAACGGCGGGCAAATTCCTTTGGTCACGGGCGGTTCAATTACCAAAACAAAAGCGGGCGGACTCAGCACGAACGCACGCAAGCAGGGCGAGAACGCAATTCTGGGTGACTTGTTCGGAGGTCGAAAACTAGCGAAAGAAAAAAGCATCGGTCTTTTTCAGAAGATCGGAAACTCAACGGAAGTTCCGCCACGCGACGGACAGAATGAAACGATGGGCGTGAACCTTGGCTGGGAGGGCTCGAAGAAAATCCGCATTTATCGCAAGTTCTGGCAACCGGGCGCATCCATCGCGCAGATGCGGGCGTTTCATCACGCGAACAGAAATGCACGCGGGAGGCCGAAACAGGTCACGCGCAGCGCAATCGGTCGCTGGCAGGTGCAGGACCAAATGTGGGTCACGAATCAGGCGGCGGATGCCTATCTCAAATACGTTCAAAAAAAGGTCGGTCTCGGTAAGGCTGGATTTGCTGCGGCTGCAATGGCGTGCGGCGTTCGCGTGCCAGCTTGGATTCGTCGGCACATGGCAAAGGCTGGAACCGCTCAAGTGCAATTTGGGCAGAATCCTTTCGTGAGCGCACGGACCACCGGCAACAAGATTCCCGACCTACAGCGCGTGGTTGATTCGGCTCTTAAAATTCGCTACAAGGTCACGCTCTCGAAATACCGCGCTGTTCTCGCCAACCGCGCCGTCAATCTTGGATTCGCAAAAGTAAAAGGCGGCATGGTCATACCCAAAGAAGCATGAGCACCCGAACAAACATCCGCAACGCCACCGCCAACGCCTTGACCGGCGCTCTCGTCGTTCCGACCGCGAACATCTTGCGCGGGCGCAACAACACGATTGCAAGCGTCAGCTTTCCCTCCGCCGCCGTTTACGCGGTCAGCGAGCAGATCGAGGTCCGCACGCTCGGGCCGAGCAACCGCACGCAATACCGACAGCTCCAACTCGTCGTGGACTACTTCACCGCCGAAAGCGGCACCTACCTGATTGACGACCTTTTCGACACCGGCAGCGCAGCGGTCGAGGCGGCCGTGCTCGCCGACGTTACGCTCGGCGGGCAGTGTCAGGACCTGCATTTGACGAGCGTCGAATATACGATTGAACCAGACGAGGACCGGCGCTTCGGCTCGGCTCGGCACACTTTCAACTGCATCTATTTTTCAACCGACTAACCTCATTTTATGGCAACCAAACTTGGCCGCGACGGCCTAATCAAATTATCCAGCACCACCATCGGCGAGCTTCGCAACTACGCTCTGACCCACACCTCCGACACCGTAGAAGATTCGGTAATCGGCGACACCTACCGCACCCGGCTTGCTTCCATGAAAACTTGGAGCGCGTCGGGCGATCTTTACTGGGACGAAGGCGACGCCGGTCAGCTTCTGATCACCATCGGCAGCTCGGTCACGCTGAACCTTTATCCAGAAGGCGCGACGACCGGCGACGTTTACTATTCCGGCGCCGCCATCGTGACCCAGTTTAATGTGAGCGCCAGCTTTGACGGCATCGTAGAAGGTCAAATTAGTTTCGAGGGAAATGGAGTGCTTTCTGTGCTCACGGCTTAATTTAGCAGGCAAAACACACCACACACATGGACGCAATTGACCTCGTCAGAGAACACTTCGCCTCACTCGGCACGCGCAAAATCGACGTGCCGGAGTGGAAGCTCGTCGTGCACGCAACGCCGGTCACGCTCTCGGAAAAAAACCGGCTCTATCGTCGCAGCAAAGAGAACGACATGGAGCTGCTCGTAGACATCCTCATCATGAAAGCCACCGACGAGCACGGCGCGAAACTGTTTACGATTGAGCACAAGCCCACGCTGTTGAACAAGGCAGACAGCAACGTCGTGGGCCGCGTCGCAAACGCCATTCTCGCGGACGACAGTCCGAAGGTGGACGACCTAAAAAACTGATCTACGGCGGGGAGGCGGCAGACCTCCTCGCCGTTTACGCGCTCGCGGACCGTCTGCACAAATTTGCCCACGAAGTTCTCGCGATGCCAGCCGAGGAACTGAACGGCTGGCTGGCTTACATCGAACACCAAAACCGAATCTCCAAATAACATGGCCGAGGCATCATTTATTCTGCGGGCGGTGGATGCGACAAAGCAGGCTTTCGCGAGCGTGCAAAACTCGCTCGCGAAGTTGCAGCAAAGTTCTCAGACAGCGGCGGGCTTCATAAAAAAAGCCTTTGATCCGAGGGCTCTCGGCGCAGGCTTTGCGGCGGCGCTCGGTCTTTCGCTGACCTCAGTTATTGATTCCGTCATCACAAAATTGACCGAATTGGTTATGCGTGCGGAAAATGTCCGCAAGATTTTGAGAGAATCTCGACTTGAGTCGGAAGGCATTTTGGAAGCAGGTATTTTTGCAGCAATGGACCCGGTGCGCCAACTGGAAACCATCCAAGCAAAAATCATAAAAAACGCCGCAGAAATCGACAAGCTGCGCAGCAACGTAAGAGAGGAAGTGGTTGCACTACCACAAGGCGGATCAGTGACCGTTCAGCTAGGCAGCGTCAAAGAAGCCGAAGAGCTTAAAAAACTGGAAGCAATGCGGGCATCGCTGGTCATCGCGAATGTTAATTTAATAAATCAAATCGAAAGAGACACGGCTGAAATCAAAACAAAATCAGACGACGAATCACTCGACGCGCAAAAAAAGGTTAACGATCTTTTGCGGGAGTCTAGCAATCTCATGTTGAAAGGTCTTGAAGTTCCAAGGGATGATGCTTCCGCAAGGATTGAGGCAACAATCGAGCAGACTTTGGCGAACCGAGAGCTCGGCAAATCTTTAAGTGATTCCGTCATGACTCCGATGGAAAAATACATCGCTGCGCTGGAGCGCATCGATTTATTGCACGCCAAAAAAACCATCGATGACGAGACCATGATTCGTCTTACCGCAGAGGCCGGCGCAGCATTTGCAGCGACATCAGGAGATGTTGAGGACATAGCATCGCGCCTAAGTATGGTGAACGAAACGGCAAACAAAACGATTCCTGCAATGTCTCAACTCGCGCAAATGAGCAACGACGCTGGCAGCATGATCGCCCAAGGCTTCGAGGACGCGATCTTGAGCGGGCAAAAGCTCGGCGAGGTTGTCCGCTCACTCGGTCGCGATTTGCTCCGGCTAGTGTTCCAAAAAACAATTACCAACCCACTTGCTGAAGGAATATCTGCCGCATTGAGAATCCCATTCAAGGCAATGGGCGGACCAGTCAGCGGCGGCTCGCCCTACGTAGTCGGCGAGCAAGGGCCGGAGCTGTTCGTTCCGCACGCGTCGGGCACCATCGTGCCGAATAACAAGATGGGCGGCGGCAGCGGTTCGGGTGGCGGCAGCGTGACGGTAAACTACAACATCGCAGCCGGCGTCTCGCGAGCTGAACTCGTGCCGATTCTCGACCAAGAGCGTCGCCGGCTAAAGGCCGAGATTCCCGACATGGTTCGACGCGGCGGCGGCTACCGCGCAGCCTTCGCTTAATCGTCATGGCTATCACCTACCCACTCACGCCGCCGAGTCCGTTTAACCTCTCGCGCTTGTCGCTAACGGGCGTCTCCGCGACCTCGCGCAACACGTCGCCGTTCACGCTGCAGACGCAGCAATACAACTGGCCGGGGCAAGCTTGGCTCGGCTCGGTCGATTGTCCGCCGATGAAGCGTGCGGACGCGGAGACCGTCATCGCGTTCCTCTTGGCGGCGCAGCGCGGCACGTTCTATTTCCAAGACTACGCCAACCCGACGAACCGAGGCGGCGTCACCGGGACGCTCACGGTCACGACGGCAACCGCGAACGGGACCACGCTGACATTCGGCGGCGCAACCGGCTCGTTCGCCGTCGGCGATTGGCTGCAAATCGCGACCTCGCTCTACAAGGTCGTGCAGGTCAATTCCTCATCGAGCGTCGATCTTTTCCCGGCACTTCGCAAAAGCTACGCGGGCGGCACGGCCATCACCTACGCCAACGCGAAAGGGGTATTCCGCCTCGCGTCACCAAGCACCGAATGGTCAATCGGCGAGGCGAGTATTTACGGCGTCGGATTCGCGATCATCGAAGACGTTGAATCATGAGCATCACTACCGCAGGCCGGTCGCTCTCGGCCAACATGGTTACCGAGGTCAGCGCGTCGCAGCTCTCGCCGATCTTGCTCGCGTCGTTCTCGTTCTCAACGCCGCTCCGGCTTTGGAGCGGTTACGGCACGATTACCGTTGGCGCAGTGACCTACCAAGGCATCGGAACGCTTGGCACAATCTCGCCCGTTGAGGAGACGACCGACCTCGCGGCGCGTGGAATCAACTTCCAGCTCTCGGGCGTTCCTACCGCTTACGTCTCGATTGCGCTCACCGAAAACTACCAAGGGAAGGAGTGCAGCGTCCTTTTCGGCGCACTTGACGCAACCGGCGCAATCGTCGCCTCGCCGGTCACGATCTTCGCCGGCCGCATGGACGTGATGTCGGTCAACGACGACGGCCAAGAAGCGTCAATTATCATGAGCGCCGAAAATAAACTCGTGGACTTTCGCCGGCCGCGTGAGGTGCGCTACACGCACGAGGAACAGCAGAATCTTTTCTCTACGGATCTCGGCTTGGAATTCGTGAACGCGATTCAGGAAAAACAAATCTACTGGGGCAACGCGAAGCTCGCGGCACCGATTCGGGACGGCGGCGACGAGAGCGAGTCAACCTCCTACATGTGATGCCAGCACGCCGCGACAACTGGCCGGACCTGCTCGCGCAATTTATCGAGGTGCGACGCCATCAACCGTTCGAGTGGGGCTCGAATGATTGCTGCATGTTCGCGGCGGATTGGGTCGAGCTTTGCACGGGCGAGGATTACGCCAAAACGTGGCGCAATCGCTACTCGTCGGCATTTGGCGCGGTGCGCGTGCTGAACGAGGCAGGCGGCGTTGAGGCTCTGGTGGACGCGCTAGGGCTGCACCGCGTCGCGCCGCAGAAGGCCGGGCGTGGCGACATCGTAGCTCAGCAGGCCGGGCGCGGCGTGACGCTCGGGATTTGCCTCGGCGTGACAACGGCTTTTGTCGCGGAGGACGGGCTTGTTTTTGGGCCGCTTTCTAGCGTCGAAACTGCTTGGAGAATTTAACATGCCACAAGCCATCGCAATCGCCATTCTCTCAAACGTCTCGTTTGCCACGGTCTCTGGTGCAATCCAAGCGGTCAAATTTTTGGCCGCAGTGATAAAGTTCGCCGCCGTCACCGCCGCGTCAATGGCCGCGACGAAACTGCTTTCTCCGAAGATGCCGAGCTTCGCCGACTCGTCGCTTTCGGACCGCTCGCAGTTGGTCCGCAATCCAATCTCGGCGCGGACGATTGTTTACGGCAAAAGCCGCGTCAGCGGCACCATCGTTTACCTCAGCACGACGGGAACCAAAAACGAATACCTGCACATCGTCCTGACGCTCGCCGGCCACGAGGTCGAAGCCATTGACGAGGTTTATTTCAACGACGAGCTGGTGCCGCTGACCGGCAACACGCCGACGGGATTCTACGCAGGAGTTGCCCGGGTGAACAAAAAGCGCGGCGTTCCCGGAGACACGGCCGACGCGGATTTGATCGCGGACACGGCAAGCCTGACCGATGGCAAATGGACCGCAAACCACACGCTCTCTGGCATCGCCTACCTTTACGTGCGTCTCACATGGGACGCCGAGAAATTCCCGAGCGGGATTCCCAACATCAGCGCCGTCATTCGCGGCAAGAAGGTGCTCGACCCGCGCACGGCGACAACCGCCTATTCCGCAAACGCCGCGCTCTGCCTTCGCGACTACCTGACTGACACGTCGCTCGGCATGGGCATGACCGCCGCCGAGGTTGACGATACCGCGTTCGGCGTCGCTGCAACCATCTGCGAGGAACAGGTTCAAATCCTTCCGCTCTCGCCGACGGTTTACGAGAACCGCTACGAGGCCAACGGCGTGATTGTGACGAGCGCCAGCCCAGACGAGAACATCGGCAAGCTCCTAAGCGCAATGGGTGGCCTGATCGCCTACACGGGCGGGCGCATCGTTCCCTACGCGTCCGCCTACCGCATACCAACAGTGACGCTCACCGAGAAGCATTTCGTCGGGCCGCTCAACGTGCAGACGCGAACGAGTGCGCGGGACCGGGTGAACTCGGTCAAAGGCGTTTACGTGTCGGAGACGAACAACTGGCAGGTGACGGACTTCCCGACGATCAGCTCGGCCACCTACGTCACCGCCGACAACAGCAACGTCTTTTTCCGCGACGTTGTTCTCCCGTTCACGACTTCGCCTAGTTGCGCTCAACGGCTCGCCGTGCTGGAGCTGCGCCGCGCTCGGGAGGAAATCACGTTCTCGGCACGCTTCCGCCTCGAAGCGATGCAGGTCCGCGCCGGGGACACGGTCATGATTACCAACGAAAAGCTCGGCTGGTCGTCCAAGGTGTTCGAGGTGATGGAATGGAACTTTGCGAGCGACGGCACGCCGCCGCAGGTGTTCGTGGACATGACGCTACGCGAAACCGCGTCCTCGGTTTACTCGTGGGCCGTCGGCGATCAAATCGCTGTGCCGGACTCGCCCAACACCACGTTGCCCGACCCGTTCACGCTCAGCGCACCGACGAGCCTTTCGCTCACGGCGGACGGGACGACTCAACTGGTGCAGGCTGACGGCACGATCTTGCCTCGGATTCGCGTCGGCTGGACGCCACCGGCTGCGGAGTTTATCCAAAGCGGCGGCTCGGTCGTCATCGAATACAAGCCAGCCGCAAGCACGACCTACCTGACTTGGAACACGGTTGAGGGCGAACAG